CTATAAAGCCTGAGTCCCGTCCTCCTGGGACAGACCCCTATAAGACTAGGATAATATTTATCGTTTCTGCAATTAAGACTTTCCTTGATAGGATTGTGTATACTCCCATTATGGCCAGGATCTACAATGTTGGGGCAAATGGTATAGGTACCAAATGGTTGGGCGGTGGTGCCCATCGTTTTGCTAAGACCATGGGTGCGATTCCTTCCTATGATGAGCTCCGTGCGTGGCTCTCATTGGACATTTCCAAGTTTGATCAGTCTGTTCTTGCTTCTCTCTTGCTTCTTGTTTTGTTTTATCCCTATTTCCTATATGATAGGACAGATGTCGATTGGCCAGTAATAGAGCAGTTGTTGTTCTATTCAATGGAAAACTCTGTTGCCAAGGTAGTGAAGTGGTTTGGGGACGATTGGAAGGTGATCTGGGGTCTAATGTTTTCCGGCGAATTGATGACTTCGCTTGGTGACTCACTATATCTGGAGATAATTTTCGAATGTTTCGATATGTGGTTGTATGAAAAGTTCCCGGAAAAGTCTTATTTTAGGAGGTGTTTTAGACGCTTTAAGGATTATGGAGATGATGGTTCCCTTGGTTATCCTGAGAAAGTTATGCGATATCTTTGCCAGAATGGTGATATGCCCGTCCTTCTTAAGGAGTATCTCCGTGATAAGTGGCGTATGGATCTCAAAATGGAGGACACCTATGTGTGTTTTGATTCTGATCCCCGCCCAGATATGTCAGTTTCCTGTTTCTTCACCCAGTTGCATACTGGTGACAATGGTTGGGTTGAGATGGCCTATCGTGGTCCTAAGTACCTTAAGAGGTATATCGTTAACCCAGACTCTCCTAGCCCTTGGCGTCCTACAGTTGACTATTTGTCTAAGTCCATTTGTATAGCTGGTAATAATCGTTCCCCTGTTAATCATTTGGTTAGGTTACGTGCCCTTGCCCTTGATACGTTTGGCACTAATGTTCGGGCATATGAGTTCCTCAAAGACTTTCATGATTCTCTTCTTTCATTTTATGATGCCCCTAGAATTCTTAAAGCCGTTAATGCGGTTTTGGAAGCAGTGGCCGTTGGCAACCCAGCTGGGCTGTCCGTAGAAGATAGTAATCTCTTTGAGCGAATTAATGGAGCAGCCGGGGCTCGCCTGCTTATGCAGGGCTTTCCCCGGCTTGGTGACATACGCGCTATGTGCGAGTATAGTCACAAGCTTCAAGATGAGCTAGATCGTTCTAATCTGACCCGTCCATATGATTCTCCCCAATCTCTTGCCTTTGATACCACGAAAGATTTCTGATAGTAGTAGTAAAATCTCCCCGCTTTGTTGCGATATAATTTGTGACATAAGTTTGACTAGATCCCGAGATGGTTTTGCAAGGTAATGAAGGATGCTAATGCTTGCATCATTCTCCCATCCATGTG